GATACCTTTGACGACCCACGCTGGGCGGGCCTCGTCACCGGGACCGGTCTGATGCTGTTCACGGTGCGCGGCCAGCACCGCCGGGGAGACGTCTGCGGGCGGGACCACACCGTCCGCGTCTGGCACCCGAGCGGCATGGTCGCCGACGTTCACCGTATGTGGACCGGCCCCGAGTTCCGGACGGCGTGGGAGGCGGCTCACGCCGCGCGATTCGACGGCCGGCGCCCGGCGGTCCGGAAGGGGAGGAGAGAGTAAGTGCCCAAGCCCCCGCAGACCAAGGAAGCAATGACCAAGGAATCGAGGAACCGACGATGACCACGTACGTGGAAGCGAACGCGGGGCAGTTGTCCGACCGTCACCGGGAAGAGCTGGACGCCAGCGAGATCGCCCCGGAGGTCCGCGACGCACGCGGCTACGAAACCCTCTACGGCACCGACGAGGACCGCGCACGTCTGCGCGAGGCAGACATCCCCGTGTGGGCCTGGCGCGAGGACACCGCGTTCCCGGGCCTGTTCATCCCGATCTACCGGGTGACCGGTGAGTGCATCGGGGCGCAGTTCAAGCCCGGGCAGCCGCAGCCCTGCGGCGACAAGACGGTGAAGTACGCGACGGCGAAGAACAAGACGGGCCGTCTGGATGTCCCGCCGACCATGGCCACCGGGGTCCGCGTCGTCACTACTCCGCTGTGGGTCACAGAGGGTGTGAAGAAGGCTGACTCACTGGCCTCCAAGGGCCTCGCAGCCATCGCTCTCTCGGGCGTCTACAACTGGCGCAGTCGGCTGGGCACGCTCGGCGACTGGGAGGACATCCCGCTCAAGGGCCGCACGGTCGTCATCTGCTTCGACTCCGATGCCAAGCACAAGCGTCAGGTCTCCGGGGCCATGCGTCGGTTCGGCGCGTGGCTGGAGTCCAAGGGCGCGACCGACATCCGGTACCTGATCGTCCCTGAAGAGGTGGACGGTACTGCGGTCAAGGGTGTGGACGACTACTTCCACGCCGGCGGCACGCTGGAGGGCCTGCGTGATGCGGCCACCACCGAGATGCCCTCGGACAACACCCGGGACGCCGCCTTCAGCGACGCAGTCCTCGCCGACACCGTGTGCTCCGAGGCCCTGGACGGCAGCTACCGATGGGCGTACGGACTCGGGTGGATGCGCTGGAACGGCAAGACCTGGGGCGAGTGCCCTGAACCCGTCGTGCTGGAAGAGATCCGCCAGTGGGCACTCGCAGGGTTCCAGCGGGTACTCGACAGGCAGCGCGCGGAGCCGAGCAAGGACTACCGCAACGAGATGGACGGCTGGCGAGGAGCCCTCTCCGCGTCCAAGCTGGGCAATCTGATGAAGCTGTCCAAGGGCACGTTGGTGGCTCACGCAACGGACTTCGACGCCGACCCGGACGTCCTCAACTGCCAGAACGGCATTCTGGACCTGCGCACCGGTGTGCTCATCCCGCATGACCCCGACCGTATGATGACGAAGATCACGGCTGCGGAGTACGTACCTGGGGCCCGGCACCCCGACTGGGACAAGGCACTGGAGGCCGTCCCGGAGGACGCACTGGACTGGTTCCAGCTCCGCATGGGCCAGGCACTGACCGGACACATCCCGCCGGACGACATCATTCTGCTGCTCCAGGGCGGCGGCTCCAACGGCAAGTCCACGGTCATGGACGCGTACGCCAGGGCCGCAGGCGAGAGGAACGGCTATCACACGGTCGTCTCCCACAGGGCGCTGCTCGGCAACGCGAGCGACAATCACCCGACCGAGATGATGGACTTTATGGGGGCCCGCCTGGCGGTGCTGGAGGAGACCCCGGAGGCCAAGCGGCTGGACGTCAACCGGGCCAAGGAACTCGCCGGTACGAAGGCCATCAAAGCCCGCCGGATGAGGCAGGACCCGGTCACCTTCGCGACGTCGCACACCCTGGTCATCAACACCAACCACAGGCCGCTGGTGGATGAGACAGATCACGGCACGTGGCGGCGCCTGGCGCTGCTGTGCTTCCCGTACACCTTCCGCAAGCCGGGAGAGCCGTGCACGGGGCCGAACGACAAGCCCGGCGATGGGACGCTGCGCCAGCGCCTGGCGACCGACGAGCGGGTGCCGGCGGCCGTCCTGGCGTGGGCCGTAGAGGGTGCGCGCAAGTGGTACGCGGCCGGGCAGATCATGCCGCCCCCGCCGAAGCGGGTGGAGGACGACACTCTGGACTGGCGCCGCGAGTCGGACCTGGTGCTCAGCTTCATCGGGGACGTGCTGACCTTCGACTGGAACAGCCACGTGCTCGCCAAGGAGCTGCACGAGGTCTTCAACAAGTACCTGGAGGACAAGGGTCACCGGGAGTGGACGGACCGTACGTTCGTGTCCCGATTCGGAAGCCATGACGAGTGCGCGCGGAACGGCGTGCAACGGAAGAAGATCAGGGCGCGCGACGGGCGCTCAACGCTGGGTGGGCCGGCCCCCACGGGCGTCAACTACTACGCGTGGCTGGGTGTGCGCTTCCAGGACCCGAACGGAAAAGACGAGGTCAACGGGGGAGACGACGAAGGTGTACCGCCTGTACCCTCTACCCCCCATAACCGTGAAATTGACTCCCGTATAGGGGGAACCGGAGAACAGGGTACAGGCGGTACAGGCCCTCAGCTTGCTCCCGATGCGGACCCGTTCGGCGAGGATCCGTTCGCGGAAACGGAGGACGACCGCGCACCCCGTGCGGCCACCATCCCGGCCCCGTCGCCGTCCCCGGAAGCCGTCCCGCCGCGCGCCGCCGGCTCCGTCGGGTTCGACCTGGAGACCCACAGCGCCAAGCTGCTGTTCCGCCACAAGGATCTCGGCGGGGACCCGTACGTCCGGCTGGCCGGCTACGTCACCGAGGACGGGGCCGAGGTCGTCGTCAACTCCGTGGACGAACTGATTAAGCGGCTGGAGGACGCCGACGAGCTGTACGGGCACAACCTGCTCGGGTTCGACCTCATGGCCCTCGCCCGCCACCACGGCGCCGACTACGACAAGCTGGCCGCCAAGACCGTGGACACCCTGCGGTGGGAGCAGACCGTCAACCCGCCCGGCGCCGCCCATGAGAAGCCGTGGGCGACCAAGGGCTACTACGGCCTGGACTCCACCGCCCAGCGCTACGGGATCAACGGCAAGACCGACGACCTGGCCGCGCTCGCCTTCAAGCACGGCCCCGAGGAGATCGGCGGCCGCAAGCTGGACAAGGCCGAACGCACAGACCTCGGGTACGGGCGCATCCCCGTCAACGAGCTGAGCGTCTACTTCAGCGGCGACCTCCAGGCCACCCGGGGCGTGCGGCGCGCCCTGGGCGAGCCTTCGGACTACGTCCGGCGCGAGATGCGTGTGGCGCACCTCCAGCACCGGCCGACCCTGACCGGGTGGAAGGTCGACGTCCCGGTCCTGCGCGAGCTGGCCGACGCGGAGGCGGCGAAGAAGCGCGAGTCCCTGGAGTGGCTGCACGAGCACTGCGGCGTCCCGCTCACGAAGGAAGTGAGCCGGGGCCGTGGCAAGAACAAGGTCACCACCGACGAGCCGATCCTGTCCCCGCTGTCCACCACCGTGGGCCGTGAGGCCATCATCAAGGCCTTCGCCGACCGGGGGGCGAACCACTACCCCAAGACCGCGTCCGGTCTGATCAGCCTCAACAAGGACGCACTGGGGGAGGGCTCGTACTACGTGGGCAAGGGTGCCGGCGGTCGCGAGGTGCCCGCCATGCTCAACCCCAACGTCCTGCGGGTCTTCGCCGAGCGAGGCGCAGACGTGGACGCCCTGCGGGAGATGTGCGGCCACATCGTCACCGTGACGTCGTCGGTCCAGAAGTACCAGGAGATCATGGACCACCTCGTCGGCGACCGGATCCACCCGCAGGTCGGCGACCTCCAGGGCTCCGGCCGGTGGGCGTACGTCCGCCCCAGCGTCACCAACATGGCCAAGCGCGGCGGCAAGGTGCACCAGCGCCGGCCGCTCATCGCCGACGACGGCCACCTGCTGATCTGCTTCGACCTGGACCAGGTCGACATGCGTGCCATCGCGGGACACTGCCAGGACCCTGCGTACATGGCCAACTTCGCGCCCGGGGCCGACGCGCACAGCATGATCGCCGATGCGGTGTTCGGCCGGCACGACGGCGAGTGGCGCGACAACGCCAAGCGCATCGGCCACGGCTGGAACTACGGCATGTCCGTCAAGGGCATCGCCAACTCCGGTGTGGAGATGGAGCTGGCGCAGCGGTTCGACGACCAGATGAACGCGCAGTACCCCGGGCTGAGCGCCTGGCGGCAGGAAGTCCGGGACCGTGCGGCCGCCGGCCAGATGCTGGACAACGGGTTCGGCCGGCTCATGCGCTGCAACCCCGACCGCGCCTGGACGCAGGCCCCGGCCCTCATGGGCCAGGGCGGCGCCCGGGACATCATGTGCGAGGCGCTGCTGCGGCTCGTCGACCGGGCCCCGGAGGCCACGGAGTGGCTGCGCTGCGTCGTGCACGACGAGGTCGTCCTGTGCGTGCCCGAGCACCGCGTGGAGGAGATCACGCAGACGGTTCTGGACGCGTTCACCTTCAGCTTCAAGGGTGTGCCGATCACAGCCGGCGCGAGCAAGGCGGCGCGGGACTGGGCCGCTTGCTACGCGAAGGACTGACGGCCATGGCAGACACGATGATCGGGCCGGAGATGTGCCCGGCGTGCGGCCGGGTGGTGTGGCTGGTCCGGCTGATGAGCGGGGCCCACTACGCCCACGTCGGCGGGAGGGCCTGGAGCTGCCTGGGTGAGACGTTCGTCCGTGAGGACGAGGCGGAGGCCGTGCGGCGGATACGTGAGCGGGACCGGCGCCTGACGGTCCGGGCGCACCCGTAGATGCGGTGCCGGGACAGCTCCGAGGGGTTGTCCCGGCGCCCCGACCATGGTTTAATTAAATCGAATGGTCCGGCCTTCGGTCGGGCCACGACCAAGGAAGGCAGGGTCCCATGAACGCACGGACGATAGCCGAGCTGGACCTGCGCCGGGCGCAGCTCGCCGCACGGGCCGAGACGCTGCGCGAGGAGTGGCTGACCCTGCCCGCCGGGCCCCGGGCCAGCACCCTCGGCAAGCGCATCAAGGCCATCGAGGAGCAGGCCGGCGACTACGCGGAGATCCTCCGGCTCGTCGGGGCCCCTGCGACCAAGGAACTGAGGAAAGCGTCATGACGACCATCGCCGAGACCCTGGCCACCGGGGCGAAACACGACCCGTCGATACTCCTGCCGAACACCTGGTACGAGCTGCTGCGCACCGTGGAGACGCTGTGCCCGTGCGGCAACACGACGTCGGTCCAGAACGGCAAGCTGACCGTCCACGAGCCGAAAGCCACGTGGGGCCTGGACGGCAAACGTCGCTCGGTCATCAAGGATGCGTACGGCGAGGGGTGGACGTGCCGATACAGCGGTCGGACCGTCACCCTGGCCGCCGCGCTGAAGCGTGACAGCGTCCTGACCCCGGCCGAGAAGTATGTCCGAGACACCGCCCAGCGGCGGCTGGAGGCCGGCATCACGGACAAGGCCCCTGTGGGCTACATCCTGCCGAAGCCGGTCGCGGATCTGTTCGCCCTTGCCGATGCCAACGGCTGGACGACGCAGCAGGCGTGGGCGCCGCGCGACGACGGGTACGTCCTCAACGTCCGGGTGGGCCGGGCGGCAGACGAGGGCCGGCGCTGGCAGTACGACCTGGGCTACTTCGTCGCCCCGGGCGTCGCGCGTAAGACCCCGTTCGGCCTGAGCGTCACACCGGACCGCCGGTCCCCGCACGACACCCCGTCGCTCAAGGCGATCCGGGCCGTCATCGCGGCCAACCCGGTGACGGAGGGCTGAGCGGTGAACAAGCGCGACATTCGCAGGGAGGCCAATTTCCGGGCGGGTCTGATCCTGGAGTCCGTCATGGGCGACTGGGAGCCTGATGACCTCGTGAAGAAGCATGGCGGGGACGCCGTGGAGGACATCCGGGCGGAGATCCTGAACATCGCGCAGTCACTGCGCAACCGAGGGGGCCGGGAGTAGTGGGCCGGGCGAGCAGCGGCGGCACCTGCCCGCTGTGCGGCAACTACGCCTCGCGCACCGAGACGGGGAAGCTGTACCGGCACAAGGGCAACGTGCAGAAGCTGGTCGCAGCGGGCCGCGTGGAGTGTCGTGCGTCCGGCGTCCTGTTCGAGGTTGCGCAGCGGATGCGCGCCAACAAGGACGCCGGCCGCCACCCGCAGCGCAACGAGGACGGGTCGTGGTTGTACGTCTGCTCCCGGTGCGGCCGGGTGGCGAAGCCCTGGCCCGTCGACCGTGGGAAGGCCCGGTGCGCCCCCGCACGGTGGGCGCACTGCATCCGGCCGCCACTGCAACTGCCGATCAAGGAAGCGGAGACCGAAGGGTGAGCACGCCCGCCTTCATCGACGTGGCGACCTATCGCGACGAGGTGGCGCGCCACGAGCAGGACCGGCCTGACGACTATCACCCCGCAACGGCCAACGAGCCGCGCCGGATCCTGACCTGGGGTGGGGAGGCTCTCGGAGGCGCGAACAACGGCGAGGGGCACGGCGACTGGACCCCTCGCCTGAACGTCACGGTGCATGTGGCTGTCACGGGCTCCGGGTACGCCTACGGAACCTCGGTGGCCGCCTGCGACGGCACGATGGAGCTGGGGGAGTCGGCGGAGCTGTCGTGCCTCGTCGAACTCCGGAAGGTCGACCACCGGCTGCTGTGCAAACGCCCGGGGTGCCGGGCGCTGATCAAGGAAGCGAGGAACGAGGAATGAGCACAGATCACCCGTACACGTGGGGCGACGTACGCCGCCGCCCTGCTGATGAGTTGTCCGTCGGCGACACGTGGGTCAACCCCGGCACCGGGGCCGCCTACTACGTCGGCGAGGACGGCCGCGTGAGCGGTGCCGGGATCGTCCACGCGATGCCGATGGAGGGCATCGCGTGGACTGTCACTGCTCGTGAGGGTAAGCGCATCACCGCGCGCAGCCAGACCGGGGCGACGCTGACAGGTGAGTTCCCGGCCGGGCACCGCGTGCTGATCGTCACCGAGGAAGCAAGGGCTGAAGCGTGATCCGCGAGACCCGGTTCCTGATCTCCCGCAAGCCGTTCGCCATCGACCTGTCCACCGTCACGATGGAGAGCACGCACCAGCACGATGCTTGGTGGCTGTCCGGGCACTGTCTGGCCGCCTGGTACCGGCGCAAGAGCGGTACGACCTACGCGTGTCTCGGGACGCTGAAGCTGTGGGCCCACTGGCTGAGGGAAGAGCCGGACGTGTCCAGTCCGGAGGCCATCCTGGGCAACGACCTCGACAGCCGGTACGGCGGTGACCCGGACGGGCGCTGGGATGGAGAGCGCTACTGGGGTTCTCAGAAGCCGGTGGAGCAGGCGCTGCACCTGGCGTTCCTCGAACCGATGCTCGCCGACTACCCAGCCCTGCCGGAGGGCTATGACGGCTGGTGGACCTTCCAGTCGGCTAGCCGCTGACCGCCTGACGAACCATCGAGCCCCGGAGCCTGATGGCCCGGGGCTTCGTCGTGCTCCGGAACGATCATGCCCCGATCCGGTCTTAACATCGCCGCGTCCGTCGACCAGGCGAAGGGGCTGCGATGACCACGACCGTCGGAACCGAACAGGTCTCACTGGAGGATCTCACCCCGTTCGAAGGCAACGCCCGGCGCGGCAATGTGGACGTGATCCTCGACAGCCTCCGGGCCAACGGCCAGTACCGGCCGCTCACCGTGCGCCGGCAGGGCGAGACGCTGACCATCCTCGCCGGGAACCACACGTACCTGGCGCTGCTGCGGCACGAGGAGTCCGGCCGGGACGCCTGCCGGGACTGGGAGCTGTCGAACGACCGGCCCTGCCAGCTCTGCATCAACGTGGACGCGGACGACCCCACCGCGCTCGCGCACATCATCGAGTGCGACGACGACACCGCCCGACGCATCAACCTGGTCGACAACAAGTCGGCCGACGACGGTACCTACGACGATGAGGCTACGGCCGCCATCATCGCCGCGCTGGAGGGCGGTGTCGTCGGCACCGGCTACACCGACGACGAAGCTGACTCGCTGCTGGCCCGGTTCGAAGAGGAGGAGGTCGTCGCGTACACAGCTCCGGTTGTTGCCGAGTACAACGACGACCCCGAAGAGCGCCAACAGCGTATGGACTCCCACGGAGGGGAGAACAGCCGCAGCTACGAGTCGCGTGGCGTGCGGGACATCTTCCTCGCCATGCCCAACGCCGAGGCCGACGAACTGGGCCGGTGCATCATGGCTCTGCGCGAGCACTTCGGCGCCATGAGCCAGAGCGAGGTCATCCTGCGGGCGGCCCGGGTCGCCGTGGCGGTGATGGACGGGGCGGACTCCGGACTCACCCTCGCCGAGTGCCTCGCCCGGGGTGAGGAGATCTACGCTCCGCCGGAGACCGAGGACGCGGCGTGACTGCCCCGCCCGAGCTGACCGCCGGTGCGGACTTTCGCCGCCCGGAGTACCGGCGGGAGGTGTTCCTGCGCTTCTACGAGTGGTCTGTACGACATCGTTCGTTCCCTGGCGGAGTGCATTACGTGCTGCCGCATCTGGCCGACGCGCTCGGCTGGGACACCGAACAGCGGTTCTGGGCCGCGTTCCTCAACGCCAACACACAGAACCCCGTCACCACACTGCTGCTCATGCAGGCAGCCCCGCACCCGGGCGACGCCGCCGGGGCGCTGGAGTTCTGGCAGCGGCACTACCGCGAGCTGGAGTGGGACACCGACCGCCGGTACCACAAGGCCCGGCTCGGTGACGCGGTGGAGGGCTACCTGCGTCTCGTCGGCTCCGGCCCGGGAGCGCAGGCCCGCTACTTCCGCCGGCCGCACGAGTGGGCGTCCTGGTGGGAGGCGGCTTCCGCCGTGCCGACCATGGGCCGGTTGTCGACGTGGAGCTACCTGGAGTATCTGCGGATCCTGGAGTGCGGTGCCCCGGACGCCGACACACTCATGCTCACGGACATCCCCGGCTCCCGCAGCCATCGCAACGGCCTCGCCCTGGTGGCTGGACGTGACGAGTGGATCTCGGACAAGCAACTCGGACGGGCACCGGTCAGCTACACCCCGGACCTGCTGAGCGAACTGGCGTCTGTCGGCTACGGCCTGCTGCGCGAGGCCTCTCGGCGCCTGCCGGGTGACCGAGCCGTCGGGTACCTGTCGCTGGAGTCTGCGCTGTGCACGTACAAGAGCTGGCACAAGCTGAACCGCCGGTACCCCGGCGTCTACAACGACATGCTGCACGACCGGCTGGTACGGGCGGAGAACCGGTTCGGCCGCCGCTTCGGCGTCATCTGGGACGCCCGGCGCGAGGCTCTGCCAGCCCGGCTGCGGCTGGAGGACAACCCCGGGGACCCGGGCTGCGTTCCGGTCAAACAGAACTGGTACCTCACCACGGGCCAGGTCATCGGCATGGCCGAGGAGTGGCCGTGCTTCACCAACGACTTCGACCGCATGGTGCGCGAGGGCGTGTTCGGCGTGAGGGAGCGGGTGTGGCTGTGAACAGCGCCGTGATCTGCGAGCGATGGGACGTCCCGCTGGGTGGAGGGGACGAAGGCAGCCGCTGGTTCGCCGACTGGGTCCGCCGCGACCCTCGGCAGGCCAGCGCCCACGTCACCGCCGGATACGCCGCCTACCGCGCGCTCAGTCTCGTCTACACCCGCGATGAACTGAGCACGGCGGAGGAGTTCTTCGGCGGGCTGGGCTGCCAGTCGCTCATCATCAACGACCTGTGGCAGCCCGAACAGCACACCATCCACGAGCAGCACCCCGCCGCCGTGGAGCACCTGCGCACCCTGCTGCCGTGGGCAGAAGTGTGGCAGTCCGACTCCTACGCTGTGGAGCCGGCCGGGGCGGACCTGGTGGGACTCGACTTCGGGGACCTGACGGCCTGGCGGCTGCGCGAGGGCCAGGCCCACCGGCGGCTACTCGACGCGGTGTTCGCCCGGAAGCCGAAGGCTGTCGTGCTCACGGACATCGCCGGGCCCCGGCTGCACCTGCACCGGCAGCGGTACGGCGAAGTGCTCGGGGTTCCGAGTCTGCCCGGGTACCGCACGTATCTGGAGGCTCTGGTGCGCTGGTTCCAGACCACCTACGACTACGCGCTGGTGCGCGGCTACTGGCAGAGCTGGTCCACCGTGCTCGCGCTCGTGCCGGCGGAGAACTTCATCGGACTGGGGTCGCTGGTGCCCGTGCCCGACCGGCCCCAAGGAATCGAGATCGTGTGATGGACCTGGACACCTGGCTCAGCCCCGTGGAGAACCGGGGCGGTCGCCTGTACAAGCGCGAGGATCTCGCCGCGCTGCCGGTCGGCGTCAACGGCTCCAAGCTGCGCGCCTGCGAACACCTCATCGGCCGGGCCGCTCGGGCCGGCGCCAAGCGCGTCATCTCCGCCGCCTCCGTGCTCTCCCCGCAAAGTGCCATGGCCGCCGTCCTCGCGCAGCGTCACGGCCTCGGCTGCACGGTCGTCGTCGGCGGCACCAAGCCCACCACGGCCATCAAGCACCCGTCGGTCCGCATGGCCGTGGACCACGGAGCCTCCTTGGAGTTCGCGGCTGTCGGCTACAACCCGGCGCTTCAGTCCTACGCGCGCAAGCTCGCCGCTCTCGACCCCGACGCCTACTGGCTCCAGTACGGCATCACCACACCGCCCGCCGCCAGTCGCGAAGAACTGCGCGCCTTCCACGATGTCGCCGCCCGGCAGACCGCGAACCTGCCGCAGGAGGTGGCGACGCTGGTGGTGCCGTTCGGCTCCGGCAACACCGGCGCCGGCGTTCTCATGGGGCTGGCGCAGAGGCGCCCCGAGGACCGACCGGAGCGCATCGTCCTCGTCGGCATCGGACCCGACCGGCGGGCCTGGCTCGCGGACCGCTTCGCCGCGATGGGCCTGCGCCTCCCGGCCTACGAGCACCTGGACCTGCACGGCTCCGGGTACGCCACCTACGGCGACAAGATGCCTGGCACCGCCGACGGCATCCGCCTGCACCCCACCTATGAGGGCAAGGTGGTGCGCTACCTGAACGAGAAGCGACCCGAGTGGTGGACCCGCCGCGACGGCACGACGTGCCTGTGGATCGTAGGAGGGCCGATCTTGTGATCCGTGAGCTGCTGTACATCGTGGGCCCGCCCGGCTCCGGGAAGTCCACTCTCGCGCGGGAGCTGCGCACCGGCTGGGATACAGAGGTTGACCGGCACCACCCCGTCCCGCACACCCGGTTCAACAACCCGGCGACCGGCCGGGCCACCGGCCTGGAGCTGGGGGTGCCCAGGCCGGAGTTCCCCGGCACCGACGCCCTGGCCATGGACATAGGACCTCGGGCGCTCCAGTTCCTCTCCTCCAGCTACCTGCACTTCGCCCTCGGCGAGGGCGCCCGGCTGGCCACGCGGCCATTTCTCGGCGGGCTCGCGCAGCAGGGCGTCGCCGTGACCGTGGTGGAGCTGATGGCGTCGCAGGCCCTGCTGGACGAGCGGTGGCGTGAGCGCGGGGCGAAGCAGAACCCGTCCTGGCGCAAGGGCGCGGCCACCCGGGCGCAGCGCATCTCCGAGTGGGCGGCCGGGGCGCCAGGCGTCCGGCTGCGGTGCATCGACGTGGGGGAGTACAGCCTGTCGGAGATGGCTGACGAGGTGCGTGAGGCCTTCCCGCCGATAGCCCTGGAGGTGGCCCGGTGATCTCGATACGTCTGCGCTCGCGCATCAGCAAGCAGGAGCTGGACGAGAAGGTCGGCAAGGTCATCGGCGACGACGCCTACAACGTGCTGCTGACCGGGCCGAGTCGGGTCTTCATGCCCGATGGCAGGCCGCTGTGCGTCTACCTGCCCGGCGCGATGCGGGACGTCGTCACCGAGGAGCAGTACGAGATCCTGCACAGCCTGCGCGGGGACAAGACGCACAACCGGGGCCCCGCCTCGGGATCCCAGGCGGTGCGCCCCGGCGAGCAGAAACGCCAGTATTTCAAGTACGTCAGCTCATCCATCCTCGGGGCATTCGATCCCAACGGTACGTTCAAGTTCTGCCGCTTGACCGCCTGGACGGGCAAGAACCTCCCTCAGTGGGCGGCGCTTCGTCCGGCGCTCCAGACGGTTGCCGACAACATGCGGCAGCACGTGCCTGACCGCTATGCGGCGCAGATGGAAGAGATCGACCGGACGCACCCGGACTGGGTCGTGCCAGGTACACCGTTCACGACGATCACGGTCAACAACACGTACCCAACCGGCGTGCACACCGACAAGGGTGACTTGGACAGAGGCTTCAGCACGATCTTCTGTCTGCGCCGGGGGAGCTACACCGGGGGCCGGTTCGTCTTCCCGGAGTTCCGTGTGGCCGTCGACCTTCAGGACGGCGACCTGATCCTGATGGACGCACACCAGTGGCACGGCAATACGGCCCTGGTCTGCGCCTGTGGAGAGAAGCGGACGGCGTATTGCGATACCTGCGGAGCGGAGCGCATCTCGGTCGTCAGCTACATGCGTACCGCGATGACCAAGTGCGCCAGCGAGGCCGAAGAGATCAACCGGGCCCGTGAGTACCGCGAGCGGACCAAGGGTGTCGTCCGTTAACAGTTAGGAAGGCTAAGGACTATGTCGAAGGGTGACCCCCCGCACCACCAGCCCAGCCACCGGGCAATGGTGGCGCAGCGACGCGCACGCGCCATCGAGCTGAAGAATCGGGGCCTGTCCTGGCAGCAGGTCGCCGAGACGATGGCCCCGGCCTACCTGGACTCCGACGGCCACCCGTCTGCGGCGGCGGCGTGCGTGGACGTCTCCCGCGCGCTGAAGCAGGCGAACCGCGAACTGGCCATGGGGCTGGAGGAGTACCGCGAGGCGGCGCGCATGCGACTGGACGGGATGCGCCGCCAGGTACATGCGGTGCTCGCCCGGCCGCACTACGTGCTGCATGCTGGGCAGATCGTCCGGGACGAGGAGGGCAACCCCCTGCGTGACGACGGCGTGGTCCTCGCGTGCATCGACCGGCTGCAACGCATCGAGGAGCGCCAGGCAAAGATCGACGGTACGGACGCGTCCGAGAAGCTGACCATCGCGCTCGACCGGCGTGTGGACGAGGAGACGGCCGTGGTCGTGGAGGCCATCCTGGCCGGCGCGAACGCGGTGGAGCTGGAACCCGCGCAGCGGCAGCGGATGCTGGAGGCCGCCGGCGCGCACCTGCGCACGGTGGAGGGCGAGGTCGTCTCGGAGACGGAGGACCCGGGGTGAGCCGGTAGGTGCGCGGGCGAATCGGTGCCATCATCCGGGCCCACCCACGACACAGGAGGCAGACGTGCCCCTCCCCACCGACGGCTTTACCACCACCAGCGTCACCTACTCCATGGCCACCAGCGACAACCTGCCGGTGAGCATCACTGTTCGCACGGACAACGCCTCACGCCGGGACGCGTTCGAGGTGTTCCAGCCGTACCTGGAGGCAGCCCTGAATCAGCTTCGTGCCGACTACGCCAGCGGCACCGAGCAGGAGGTGCTCTACATCGAGCGTGCCTACGGCGCCGCGATGCAGGACAGCCTCTCCAGCGGCGAGTAGCCGGCGGGCCGCCCGGGTACGACACATGGGACGGCGGGCTGACACGCCCCGCCTCTGCTTATGGAACCGCCCGGCGCCGCACCGGGCGGTTCCTGCGTGTTCGGTGATTTTCCGGTCCCTGGCTACCATCCGGCCCACGGATCAGGGACCGAGGAACCAGGGTGGCCATGCGTGTTCTGCTCACCGGCGCGGCCGGCTTCGTCGGGAGTCACGTGCTCCGGCATCTTCTGACGCACACAGACTGGGACGTCGTCTGCCCCGTCAGCTTCCACCACAAGGGCCTGCCGGCGCGGATCGCCTCCGCCGTGTGCGACACCGACTGGGCGCACCGCGTGCGCACCGTTCACTGGGACATGCGGGCCCCGGCCGACCCGCTGACGCTGCACGAGTTCGACGGCTGCGACGTCATCATGAACGTCGCGTCCGAGTCGCACGTGGACCGCAGCATCAGTCACCCGGTCACGTTCGTGGAGAACAACGTCTCCCTGATGCTGAACGTCCTGGAGGTCGCGCGGGCCCTCGAACCCCGGCTGTTCCTCCAGATGTCCACCGACGAGGTGTACGGCCCGGCCTACGGCGAGCACCGGCACGCGGAGTGGGAGCCGGCCGTGCCGTCGAACCCGTACTCGGCGAGCAAGGCCGCGCAGGAGGCCATCACCATCAGCTACTGGCGCACCTACGGCGTACCGGTCGTCATCACCAACACCATGAACATCATCGGGGAGATGCAGGACGGGGAGAAGTTCCTGCCCCGGATCATCAAGGCACTGCGCGCGGGCCGGCCCATCATGGTGCACACCGCGCCCGACGGCACCCCCGGATCCCGCTTCTACCTCCACGCGCGCAACCTCGCCGACGCCTGGCTGTTCCTGACGCGGCGGTACACCGAGGACGAGCCCGACGTGACCACCCTGAGCGGCGAGCGCATACGCATCGCCATGGGTCCGGCGCAGTACCGGGACGGCGCGTTCACCCGGCCCGAGCGGTACAACATCGTCGGTGAGCGCGAGGTGAACAACGTGGAGCTGGTGCACATGGTCGGCCAGGCCATGGGCCTGGAACCCGACGCCGTGGCCGATCTGATCGAACCCATCTCCTTCCACGCCTCGCGGCCGGGCCACGACCTGCGCTACGCCCTGGACGGCTCCCGGATGGCTGCCCTCGGCTGGAAGCCCCCGGTGTCCCTGGAGGCGTCCATCGGCCGCACGGTGCGCTGGTCCCTCGCGAACCCCCTGTGGCTGGAGCTGTGAACGCGGTGACTCTCACGTGCGGGCAGTGCGGCGACCGGACCACCGTCCGGAACGACGGGTTGTACCGCGTACGGCACATGTGCTGGCCGAGGAGCAGCGGCGGGTGGCGCTCGGGCGGGTGGAGTAGGGACGGCCAACCGACCACCACGGGGATGGTTTAGCAAAACCATCAATAGGGGATTTAACTAAATGAGAGAGTCCTGGCAGAACCGGTGGAGCAGCCCGGATCGTCGCCAGTCGACAAGGGCCCCGGGTCAGCGGAATTGACCCGGGGCCCACCCCAATCTACGGAGGGAGCGACCCCCATGGACAGCTCACCGCGCCCCGTCGTCGTGCTGACCGAACGTCAACGCCGCGTGCTGTGGCTGCTGTCCACGGGCCGCACACGTACGGACATCTGCGAGGAGACCGGGGAGAGCAAGGGCAACATCAACGGCGCCCTGGACCAAGTGTTCAGGCTGCTGAAAGCGAAGACCGCCGCCCAAGCAGTGCGCAACGGCCTTCTGCTCGGGCACCTCGGCCCGTACGAGGACTGCGGTCTGCTGTCCGCCTACCGCAGACACATCAAGCGGGACGAGCCGATCTGCCCGCTGTGCAAACGCGGCAACCGCGAACGGGCTGAGATCGAGGCGGCGCGGCGCAACCGGCCTGTCCGACTCACCGAGCGGCAGACCATGCTCCTGCGCGCGTTCGCCGCCGGACGTACTGCGCACCAGACTGCGGCCGATTGGGGTGTCACCTACCGGCAGGTCAAACGCGTGACAGAGGGGGCCTACGCCGCTCTCGGAGTGATGCACCTGCCGCTGTCGGTACGCCGTGAGAGAGCCGTGCACGAGGCGCGGGTGCGGGGCCTGCTCGGCGTGCAGCCGCCTTCACCGTTGCACAGTCGAGCCCAGCAGATACACCTGTCGAACACCCACGTGAGGATCCTGCTGGAGCTAGAGACAGGAGCCAGCTTCTCCGCCGCCGCCGAGCGGCTGGGAATGCACCCGGGGACCTTCTCCTCCCGGGTGTCCGAGGCGTACAAGCGCCTCGGTGTGGACTGGGTGGACAAGCCTGCGCGCCGGGAGGCCGCCCTGCGCAAGGCCCGCGCGCTCGGTCTCCTGCCCGAACCGGCCGCGACCTGAGCTGTTTGGCCGTTTCGTGACCCGGTCGTACCGTGCCGGGCCGGAGGTGGTCACACAATGGCCAAGCACCGAACAACCATCAGCGCCGTCGTTGCGGGGGCGGCCGGCACGGTCGTGTCCCTGATCGGCGGCGCCCCGGCGTCGGCCGCGAGTCAGTCGACGTGGGACAAGGTCGCCAAGTGCGAGTCCGGCGGCAACTGGAAGATCAACACGGGTAACGGGTATTACGGCGGGCTCCAGTTCAGCGCGTCGACATGGGCGGCCTACGGGGGCCGCTCTTTCGCGTCACGGGCGG